CATATGTTTTCAGGTGCCTCGCAATTTAATCAAAATATTGGTAATTGGGACACATCAAACGTAATTAATATGAAATATATGTTTTCAAATGCCTCGCAATTTAATCAAAATATTGGCAATTGGGACGTATCAAAAATAATTAATATGATTAAAATGTTTTCATGTGCTTTAAAATTTAATTCGGATATTGGCAATTGGAATGTGAGTAATGTTACAAGCATGGAATGTATGTTTGCAGGTGCCTCGCAATTTAATCAAAATATTGGCAATTGGGATGTAAGTAATGTTACAATCATGAACCATATGTTTTCAAATGCTTTACAATTTAATCAGGATATTGGAAATTGGGATGTGAGTAATGTTACAATCATGAACCATATGTTTTTAGGTGCTTTAAAATTTAATTCGGATATTAGCAATTGGGATGTGAGTAATGTTACAAGCATGGACCATATGTTTTTAAGTGCATCACAATTTAATCAGGATATTGGTAATTGGGATGTGAGTACTAATACAAGCATGACCCATATATTTTTAGATGCCTCACAATTTAATCAGGACCTTAGTAATTGGAATATATTAAAAAAATACGATATAGATTACAACCCTCAAAATTTAAATTATTTACCATATTGTCATAAAAATATTTATTGTAAAATAATTCATATGTTACAAAAATTAATAAAAAATACTTAAATTATGTCTTGGTCATCTGTTTTACAGACTGTATGCGCATATTTAAACTGGGGTCACTTCATATTCACCGTTGGAGGGACACGGAACTGTGTTTTTTTTATATTTAAAACATTCCCCATACATGTTTTTTAGTGTAAATTTATCAATATTGTTTGGTGTTGGATATACATAAATTGTTTTTATATTAGGCCCTAAAATATACACAAAAAAAAGTCCTATAAAAAAACTTATTAAAAATATACGTGCTGAAATATACTTCATATTATATATTAAATGTTTTTTTTTATTTTTTTAGATATATATGTCATACAACATTGATTATGTTATGTTAGTGTGTATTGTACTTAATAATTTCCGCACAATACTGTTTTTTTAGCATATTGTTGAAGTAATTTGAATTCAAGTTGTTTTAGTTCATTCAATTGATTTGTAAATAATTCCACCCCATGTTCTAAAAGACCGATTGTCACCTTATCATGATTACTACTATTGAGCACATCAACAAATATTTTAATTGTAGCTTCAACTGACTTTACTGAGTCAAGGTGTGACATCAAGTTATAAGTATTTAATAATATTGTTAATTTTCTACAATTAGTAAATGAAGCATTTTTAGTAATTCCTTCAAATAGAATATTACTAATATGGTCAATAATTTTAGTATCATAATTAAGAATATATGCATAAATTGCAGCACATGCGTTATTTATACATGACGGTTCTAATTCAATATTTTTATTTCCATCTATTTCTAAAATGTTAGTATTATTTTGTTTCGTATGGGTAATCAAATTAGTATGATATCTGGAACATTGTTCCAAATAATCAAGTGTAATAGAACTTTCACCTTCTCGAGAACGTTTATGAATTCGTTCCAAGCATGTTGATGGGGTTGTATTAATATAAATCATTTTTGACAAAGGAAAATCTGTAACAAATGTTTCATACATATGCTTATAAACATTAAAATCATTTACACTTATTTTACCATCATCAAAAAGCATTTGAGCAAAAACATAACGGTCTGTTTGTATACTTCTCTCGGTAATAATAATACTATCTGTATTTTCCTGAATTGCTTTTTTTAAAATAGCGATTCTTGTTGATAGAGCAAGTATTTGAAATGAAAACGCGTACTTATGTTGGTCAATGTAAAAGTTGCAAAGAATGCTTTTACCGTTTATATCATAAATAGTACTCCAAATTAATAACGGCTCATCTAAGACAACAATCTTTTTAGGTAATCCTGAACAACTCTTTTTAAATTCGTCTATAATTGATGATTTACCCGACCCAATATTTCCATCAATTGATACAATGATATTACCGTTCATGTTCATTTTAAGTATTTTATATAATCAAAGTAAGTAACATATATTATAAATCATTTTTTTTTAAATTAAAATAATATTGAAATAAGTAGTTTGTTTTTATTTACAATTTAATATTTGTTAAAGTTGGTGCACGTTGGGCTGAAAAACTTGCATCAAACGAACGTCTTGACATTTGCTTAGTCCTGGATGATTTTTTACTAATATATTTATTTGTTGGGGACATTTCTAAATAGTTAGCATCGTAATCTGAACCAGAACTGGATGTTGAAATTTCTCTTTGATGGCGGCTTTTAAGTCTATGATTTGATTTAGTTATACGTGGTAATTTGGGTTGGGGTTGTTGTATGCACAACTCATTACGATGACTGTTACATGATATACTATTTCGAGGTGAACGATACAAATTAGATAGATGAAGTATATTGTCTGGATTGTTAGTATTATTATTTATCTCATTTAGTTGATTAATTATATAGTCCAGTTTATGTGTTTGATTAGTCATTTGATTGTCCAATTTTAAAACATAACTTGTAAGTCTGTCTATACGGTCACAAATTGACGACAATTTTATATTATTTGAGGAAGACATTATAATTTAATTAATTATTATTTTTCTTTATTCCAAACATAAATATATTCTTGATATTTATTTTGTCGACTACTTTTTTTTAACAGTATTTTATTATCTGCTGTTCCTAATATGGGTATGCACGCATTTTGGTATATTTCATTATTTACGTTTAAACAATAATGCCCCCCAACTTTTAAATACCGAAATGTCAATTCAAATAAAGGACGATAAAATAATTCATTCATTGTATTTTTATTATTATATTTAACATTGTGCGAATATTTTTCAATTGCATAGTATGGAGGAGATGTTAAAACAAAATCATAGTCTAGTTTACTGTAATCAACAGTTAATGCATCTTGGAAAATAAGTTGAATATCTATTAATGGATTGTTAATTGCTTGTTTCATTTGTTGATAAGGTTTTATTAAATTGGTATTAATATCAATTCCAATATATTTTGATACTCCTGTTATAGATGCTCCCACTAATCGCCCACCCCATCCACATGTAAAATCAAGTACAGTATTTGGTTTATATAAACAGTATATTTCAGCTGCTACAATAGGTCTAAAAATATTAATAGAAGAAATGCATATGTTATATACTTCTTTATAAACAGTATATTTATTCTTTTTATTTGATGCATTTTTTGTATTACTATAATACGTAAGCATATTTTGTATAAACTTTTTTGTTTTAAACCATTCAATATTTTCAATAAAATCAAAATAACTTGCATTATATTTTCCTTTAGTTTCAAGCCTTTCACAAAAAGTAAAATAATCAACAAAATTATTTCCAATCCGAGTTCCATATCCCACAGAGGGTTTTTTACCTGTTTCTCTCAATTTAATATTTTCAGAAGAGTATAATTCACATAATTTAGAATAATCTTTCTTCATTAATTGTTCCGAAATTGGTTTAATAGTTTTAGAAATGTTATATTTAGTTTCAGGATCTAAAGTTGATAAAATCATAATACAATATTGCGTTTACTATTTATATGTATATAAATTAATTAAAATTGTATTATGAGCTAATTATATTGTGTAAGACATACATACTTATTTTTTATTTTTCTTTGTAAGTTTTCCTTTTTTACGACTATTTTTTTTGGATTTATTTCTACATACTTTTGTTTTTTTATGTATTTGTTTCATTTTATGAAGTTTATTGATATTTTTTTTATTTTTATGTGTTTTTTTATTACCCCAGCCTTTACCTCTTAAATTATATGTATCCCTATATTTTAGTTTTAATGAAGTATATTTATCAATATTGTATTTTGTTTTATGTCGATTTTGTATATTAAAATAATATAATTGACTTGTTAGTTGAGTTGAATCAATATTAATTTCATCATTTATAATAATATCGTTATATAGTTTTTTTAATAAATTTGGAATAATATTATTTTGTATAATTATCATGTCAACAGTTTTATTTTTAGGACGAGGTATTATACCTATGGTTCGTACAATGGAATTATGTATAGGATATGATGTTATTTCATTCACGACCATTCCTATTCTTTCAATTAACCATTGTATATTTACACGTTCTTCGTTGTATACTTGTTCAATATCTAATCTTAAATCGGCACATGGTATCGGTAATATATTTCGATATTCGAAGTTTGAATAAAATACATCCGGATATTTGGTAATAAGTTCTTTTCTGTAATCGTCTTTAATATGTTTTTGAGTTGTAACACGTTCTTCCCTTCTTTCTGGTACAGAAATAAGTTTGTCCAATTCTTTATTTAATTCATATATAGTAGGTATTGGTGTTAAATATATTATAATATATTTTAACGTATTTGAATCATCTATTTTAAAAGTTTGTATAGTTGATATTAAAGAGCCTATTTTGGGTATGTCAGGTGTTTTACCAAATTTTATTTTATTAAAATATATCTCTGACGTAAAAAAATAACCAACTACACTTTTTTTATACTCTTCAATTAAATTATTATCTATATCATCCATTAACACATATAGTAATATATCATTTCCTATATGACTGTTTTGTTTTACTAAATTAAGGCTTGTTCTAATTATTTTATCATCTAACATATGATTATAATTATAATTGGAATCTGTTAGTGGAGTATTTATTGCAATATCTAATGGCGTCATTAAAATATTACTTTGAATACCACCTGATACTTTTTTTGACCATCTATCTGTACTAAGAGAAGTATTTAATTTACAATCTAAACTAATTAACGGAACTATAAAATCAAGTATTTGTCTTAATTTAAATATTTTTTGTTGATGATTAGAATTTATATACAATGTAAAAATAGTTTGTCCGAAATGAATTTGTATTTGGGTTTTTAATCTTAGATAAAACTGATTAAGTAAAGGAAGTAGTGATAATAATATTATTTTAACATGATTCATAAAACTTTCATTATCCTTTTTATTTGGTATATATACTTTACAATCGATGTCTGCTGTTATTAATAAGTTAGGGTCAATTCTTCTATATGTATCACCTCCGCTAATTTGTATTATACCTCTATTATTTAATGAAATATTAAATGATGTTAATAATGTTTGTATGAGTTGTCTTAATGATGGGTATTCGGATGAATTAATATCTAAACATTTACTCTGAAATTCGGTAAAAAAATCATTATAACTATTATATATTTTACCGTCTGAACCATATACTTGAGATTTATGGTCATTAAATTTTCTAATAAATATTTTATATTGTGTTAATTGATAATTATTAACCATTTTAGAATCATTTATAAATATTTCATCAAATACTTCTGTAAATAAAAACATTAATGTATCTTCTATTGTTTTTGGAGAAGCAACAGAGGTTGGCATCATTTGTATCATATAAGTTATTTGTTCTGATATATAATCAAACATACTCTTACCCCCACGTTTATTATAAAAAAACAACCCCTCTCTAATCTTATCTATATCAATTCCTTTTTCATCTATTCTATCTTTTATTAACATATTTGAAATTAAATATAATCCTAATTGCGATAAAGTATATATTTTTTTATTATCATCACCATCACCAGCACCATCACTATCACCAGCACCATCACCATCATCCTCATTATCATCATCATTAATATTCATAATACAATGTTTTTTAAAAAAATGTATATTTCCATTTGGATTACCATATTCAAAATAAAAAATAAGTTTATGATATATATTATCATTATCAGTATTATTATTATCATTATCATATTCATATGTATTTCCTAATAATCGTATACCTAATGGATCATTAATAGTATTAGGGTCTCTAAAATATAAATCAAAATGAATTGAATTACATAACGATAATGTTCCAAAATGTATGTTGTCATTAAATTCCATTGGACCAATAAAATAATCTAAAATAGAAAATGGTAATTGTGGACCTGTTTTTGTCCTTTGATTTACAGTCATGACTGTAAACTGTTTTATAATTAGTTCATGTATTTCATTAATCTCGTTTTTTATGGTACTATTAATAGAACCATTTGTAATTGGGTTATTTGTAAAACATAATATATCATAATTTCCTTTTATAGTAGATATTTGTTGTAGTGATAATTGTTCGTTATTCTTAATAGTTTCATCATGACTATTTATTAACCCTGAAGTATTAAATATATAGTTCCAAGAAGTACCTCCATAAATTGTAGCAGCATGATTGTCATCCTCATTAATAACACGTAATAAACGTCTAATTCTATATTTTATTTCAGAGGTGTATAATTGTTTATAAAATAAATAAAAATTTGTTCGTATTGATGATATAGTAATTTGCTTTTTATCCATTTAAATATAAAATATAACAATATATTTTTTATATTTTATAAAACTTTTTCGGACGTGTATAATTTATTTTTTTATTTTATTCTGAGTCTTCCTCATTAGAGTCATAATCCTCTTCTGAGTCTTCCTCATCAGAGTCATAATCCTCTTCTGATTCCTCTTCTGAGTCTTCCTCATCAGAGTCATAATCCTCTTCTGATTCCTCTTCTGAGTCTTCCTCATCAGAGTCATAATCCTCTTCTGATTCCTCTTCTGAGTCTTCCTCATCAGATTCCTCTTCTGAGTTTTCCTCATCAGATTCCTCTTCTGAGTTTTCCTCATTAGATTCCTCTTCTGAGTTTTCCTCATCAGATTCCTCTTCTAAGTTTTCCTCATCATATTCTTCTTCTGAGTCATCCTCATCATATTCTTCTTCTGAGTCATCCTCATTAGATTCCTCTTCTGAGTTTTCTTCATCAGATTCCTCATCAGATTCCTCTTCTGAGTTTTCCTCATCATATTCTTCTTCTGAGTCATCCTCATCAGAGTCTTCGTCCACATAATCTTCATCGCTATCATCTTGTTCTGAACTTTCATCTTCTGAATCTTTTATAAAATAAGTATTACTATTAGTATCAACTAATTGTTCATCCTCAGTCGTTTCAATGGTCTCTTCCTCAATATAATCTTCTTTAATTACATTGTATTGATTTTGTGGTTCTTGTTCATATTCAGTTTCTTCATCTTCATCATCAATTACAAATCCATCGCAAACATATCCACTTGATGTCATACGAAGTCCTTCTAAATGGTCAAAGTTTGCTTCATGATTTATGTCATGAATTGCTCTTCCATCAATTTTATGTCCGTTAAATTTAGTATCCCACCTATCATTACGACCATTATATTTGGAACTTGCATAAATTGTCTCCATTTCATCAATATACCTATTTGGAGGATTAATTTTTTTCCTTAAGTTATATTTATTTGAGCGTTTATTTTTTTTTGCTGCGGGTACAGCAATGTCATTTTTATTAGACGAGCTAAATAATCCAGTAATTATTGATATCATTGTAAATGTATTGTTTGTTATATATCATAAAATTATAGTTTATATTTAATTCATTTTTTTATAAATATATAATATAAATAATTTAGGTTTATCTGATTTGCGAATTATCACAAAAATTAAGTAGTAATAAAGGATGGTTGTATTGCAATACCACAAACACCATTATCATTTCGGTTATCACTTCGAGCAATTTTTACATAGCCATTATCTCCCCAAGTAGTAGACCAAGAATTTTTAACTAACCAATACTTTTGACCCTTATCCTCACCATATCCAATAATTAACGCACCATGGTCTAAATTAGTTCCACAGTCATTTGATGTAATAATTCTACCAGAATAACTTTGAAAATATCGCGCATCAGCCTCAATTGCAACAGATACAGGTTGCTTAGACACAGCTGCTTTTAATGAGACCTGGTCGTTAGGAGCAACATCATAACAGTTCATAAATGTTGCAATACTGGGAACATTACCTTGTTCGCACACACTCGGTTGTCCATTTCCAGCTGTATTGGGGTATTGATTTTTACTAATTGCACCATTTTCAATAATATACTTAAATGCACCGTCCATTTGACCACCGTTGCATCCATAGCTCCCATACTTAATCCCGGACGCACAGTCTATTAGTTGTTCTTCTGAAAAACTTACTAAGTTACCAGTAGCAGTTGCCCACGCACCTTCCATTGCTCCGGTAGCAGAAAATGACCAACACGAACCACATTGATGTTGGTTTTTTACAGGAGTAACTGCACTTTTTTCTCGCCAGTCAATTGAATCGGGAAGCAACTCTGTTTGTTTGTCATAAATAAAATAATTACACCCATAAAGCCCAGGTATTTTGTTTTTAGATTTTTTTAGTTTTTTTTGATTAAATTCATTAGGCAACCAATCAGTAAATTGATTAATTCCCTTTGTAAAATTTTGAGAAGGATCTTTATTGTGTTGTTGAATATTAATTAAATTAGTTCTGAAAATATTAAAACGTTTTCTTGTAATTTTTAAATTTTTATACCTTTTTTTAAACCTTTCTTGAAAATTTGTAAAATGGTCCCAAACAAAATGTTCAGTAATATCATATGGTGTAATATCAGAAATTGCTAACGTATTTGTAATAACAACAAATGAAATAGTTGCAATACTAAGTAACATACTTTTATTCATTATACTATGTATATGCATACAGTTTTATACTATTATTATAATTTTGTTTTAAATAAAATCAAGTACAATTTAATTTTATTTAAAGTATTATATGTTATATTACAATTTCGGATATACACAGTTTATTAATAAAATAAGTGTTATATCCATAAATTAAGTTAATTTAATTGTACAATTAATCAATTCATAAATATGATTTTTAATCATATATATAAAAAATAAGTATAAATTATACAATGACTTTATCATCCTCAATTACTACTTTATTAATTTTTATAATATTAACATTTAGTTTAACGAAAATATTAGAGTTTTATGGTGTTCAATCATCTGAATATGCTGCTTATTTATATTTTTATATTTTGATGTTTGTCATATATTTAATTGTATATAACGGATAATCTTTTTTTTATGAGGATGATGGTAATGGAGCAATACATAATTTAAGCATACCTAAACTGGCAACGTTATATTTAACTACAAGTGGAAGGTCATTATTAATATACATTTCAATTTGGTCACATAAATGTGTACATTTAATAATTGAGTTTAAATGGCGAATAGAAAAAATACCTTGGTTAATTTCTGAAGCATCCGGTTGTTTAACAAATTCCATATTTCCTTCAAGTTCATTTGTTGTAATAATAATATCAGCAAATGGTCCTTCTGCTTTGTATATAAGTTCATTACCAACAGAAATAATTTCAAGTTTATCACTTACGGCAACAAATGACTTAATATTTTTTTGAAAAGAAATAGATGGCATATGTAAAATAGACGAAAATGACACATCTGGGAATTCTAACTCTTCGTGGTCTGGTTCAATAAGTCGAAGGCGTTTAATTTTACGACGACGTTTTTCCGCATATTCAAATTTAAGTGTTAGGTGTGAAATAATACCATCAACATAATCATTTTCGTCAATATAAATAGTTAATGTATCATTAGATTCAATTGTATTAATTAATTTATATAATTGCACAATATTAACTCCAATAATAATTTTTTCTTTTTTACATTCATAAAATTCAAAATTTTCGGCTTCTAAAAATAAATGAACTAAAGTTGTTTGGGATTTGTCCGTATTAATAATTTTCATTCCCTCTGGTGTAAAAGTAATATTAGTATCACCTAAAATATCTTTTAGTGCAGTCATAAGAGTTCGAATTGGTAAAATTTGGACTGTTTTTATAGTAAGAACCGTTTTAACCGCGAACCCATTTAATTCATTTTGTTGAGTCATTGGTGATGTTGTTAAAGAATTTGACATTTTTGAATTGAACGCGAGTATGTTTGATAAATGAATTAAATATAATACTTTGTTTATATTTAATTTTTAATAATTAATAAAATAGCTGTATTTAAAGTTTAATTGTTTGTGTATTATGTCATTTACTTGACACATTTTTTAGCAAGTGAATTAGGCGCGCGTCTCATGACCGACATGACCACAACTGAACGACACGTACCAACCCCCTTACCAATGCCTGCTTTCATATTACCACCACATGTATTGGTGCGATTAATAGTTTTTCCTGCATTGCGTGCTGCTTTTCCTGCGTTAAGTAATACCATTATTGTATATTATATATATAATATACATAATAAAATAAAACATAAATAAATCAATTGTAAGTGAATATCCTAAATAAACGTAATAAATATAATAGTGAATTTATTTAATTCGTTAAACTATACATATTTATATATTTTTAATACGTAAATGAGTATTAATATTATTGTGGCATATTGTAAAAATAGAGGTATTGGAATAAATAATCAACTGCCATGGAATCTAAGTGAAGATTTAAAAAGATTTTCAAAAATTACTAAGGGAACTGGTAATAATGCTATTATTATGGGCAGAAATACATATGAAAGTATTGGACGAACACTTCCTCATAGATTTAATATAGTTTTATCAACTACTCAACAAATTCAAGGTGTTAAAACGTGCAATTCATTAGAGTCCGCAATAATACTATGTAAAAATAAAAACATTAATGATATTTTTATAATAGGAGGGCAATGTATTTATAATGAAGCTTTAAATAAAAATATTGTTCATAACATTTATGCAACTGAAATAAATAAAGACTACGTTTGCGACTGTTTTTTTCCTTATATTTCAGAACAATTTATTACACACCAAGAAAATAAAAGTATTAATGGGATTGATGTTTGTTATAAAACATATACTTTAAGTTCTGCTCAAACATAGGTTCTGTTCAAAAAATAATAAAAAAATGAATTATTTATATGGCGTACAGATATATAGATAAAACATAAACACTTTTAAATGAGACCGAATAAATTCATTATTAAATGTCAGAAATATGGTAATCAATTATTTTCCTGGAGAATGGGGGGTGGAGTTACATGTATATTGTTCGCAGGGTTGATGTGTCCAGAAGAATACAAGCAATTTCCACTTACATATATTTTACAATCGGATTAT